TGTTATACGCCCGTGCTTCGTCACTAACACCTACACACGAGGCTTGAGACTCTTTATTTAGACTAGACCATCTCATTCCTAGCTTTTTTTGCTCGTTATCGACGCCCTAGCTCCTTAACGAGCATCCAGAGTAGGACGGGTAGCTTACGCAGCTACAGCAGCCTCTTCAGCCCAACCGAACTTAGCGAGAATCGCGTCAGCTTCAGCTAGGGAAGGAGCCATATCAACTTCAGTTTTGGCAGTTGAATACCTAGATAGATTTTTACAAGGCCAACTATCATCCTTGACTTGCTATTTTAGCGTCTGATATTAAATCGATACCAGTACGCCCCCTCAAAGTATATTACACTGTTTTTTTGAATCTAAATCAAGACTTTTTCAATACTTCAATAAATTTGCTAAATAAGTATTTACCTATTTCTTTATTTTCTTCAAAGTATTTTCTTAGATTGTCTACGCCTTGATGTTGCTTTTTAAACTCTAAATTAAGCTTTTCTTTGACCTCTTCAATAATCTCATCGTTTATAGTTACCCAAGCGCCTTTAGCTTGAGCAAGGTCAAACATTTGCAGCATCTCTACCACTTCATATTCGGCCCAAATACTTTTACCGCCCGTTCTTCCGTATCGAATGGGGTATTTGACTTCTACGCCAGTTTTTTCATTGGCGGTTTTTCTAAATATAATTTTACACCAATGACCAAGAACTTCCCCTTTGCCGTTTGGTTGTGTTGATATCAAATCTTTGTTAAACCTTGGCTGAAACTCTAGAATCCAATCACTGTAATGAAGTGCAGCGTTACCGCCAGAAGCGTTTGTGATTTGTGGGTCACCTTTTTCGTATGGGTTTATTTTTATGTTGCTTCTTACCTGAGAAATCATGTAGCAAATGTGCCCTTTACTCGCGAAAGACAAAGCCATTCTTTTAAGGAAATCGGAAGTGAGCAACGAACCGCCCGCAACTTTTACGGCTTCATCAGAGCCTTTTTCTAGGTCACCTCTTGGTACGAGAGCGTCCATAGAGTCAACGATAAACATATATCGAGTATCGTTAGGGTTGTTGTGTACTAACTGCCTAATTAAATCAATTACAGACTCAAAAATATTACACTTATAAATAAAAAATCTATCTGGATCAGTGTTTACCCCAGAGCGCTCAAGCATTTCTTCTGAAAGTCTGCCTTCTGATTTTATGTAGACAATCATAGAATTATCCATCTTCTGGAAATTTCTAGCGAAAGATAACGCGCAAGAAGTTTTACCGCCTTCTGTGACTCCAGATGCTCTAATGACACCTGGTTTAATTCCTCCACCCATTTCGATATCAAGTTTTAAGCTTCCACTTGAAACGGTGTAATCTCTTTGCTCTTCAAAATTATAGTGATCAGATTGGTTAGCTTTTAAATAAGCTTCAATTTGATCTAGGGCTGTAAAATTGCCAGCAGCTTCAGTTTTCTTTTTTCTCATTAATTTTTCCTTGTATATATTTTATATTCCCGTCTAATCTGTCTACTTCATCTTTGTCGAATTTAAGCTCTTTTTTTAGAGATTCAAATATAGATTTTGATTCCTCCAGTAAAGTTGTATTTTTTAGCTGAGAGCCAATTCTCTCTAATGTTACCGCAAAGCAATCTCTTATTTGCCAATTATTTTCATAGTAATTATCTAGCTCCACTTGCCATGCGTCTGTTTCAATAGGGCATTTTAAATTTTTTAGTTTAAGTCCGTATTTAAAAGCTGATTCCCATTCTTTTTTGTAATAATAATAATTAAAAATTCTAAATAAAGACTCTGCTCTGTCTTGCCTTAAATTGTAAGACTCTTTATAGCAATCTAGAGCCTCTTGAGCTAAATTTAATCTTTCGAATAATTGAGCTTTTAAGTGTAGAGTATACCAGCGTTCACCGCTGTCTTGGAAAGACTCTAAGAATCTGTCGTAGTAGAATATACCCTTTTCTAAGAAGCTTTTCAACTGTTTTTTCCCGTATGGAAAGTATTTATAGCAATCTTCATTATTTAACGAGAATCCTGTATAATTGAAAGATTTGCATAAATAAAATAAATGATACCTTTCTTTTTCTAAAGAGCTACCGTCTCTAAATCTTTCATGTAATTGATTTTCAAGCTTTAAAACATCTTGTATATATTTTATAGGATTTTCGTAGCTATTGCCTTTGCCTATATTTATATGCTTAAAACCTATAGGCATGTTTTTAGGTTGATCGGGTTGCCTTCCGTCTTTTAAGTGGATAGTTTCATGGGCTACGTCGTCAGCCCAGTACCAAGGCAAACCCCATTTCCACATCCACATTCTAGGAACACAATGATTACCAGATTGGTAAATTATAGACCACGCTTCTTGGGATGGGATAATTGACCAGTCGAAATTCTCATCCACTGAAATGCCTTCGTCTGCGTCTATCCTTAGAATATAATCGCACCCGTGATCTGTGTTTTCTAAGAATTCCCATGAATGCTGTCTATTGATGCCATGACCTTTCCAGCCGATTTTACTTTGGTAAAGCTTACCTTCAACACCGTGCTTTTCGAAAAAGTTTTTAATTATATCTTGGGTTCCATCGGTTGACCCATTATCTACAAGAACCCAATAGTCTATATAGTCAACCGCTGTTTCGAGCATCTTTTCGATAACAGAAGCTTCGTTTTGAACGTGAGTCCAAAGACATATTTTTACTTTATTTTGTTTTTTTGCCATGCTTAAAAAAGTCTCCGTATCTTAAATCCTGTTTTTTGGTTTTGATTTCTTTATGAAAGGTATCAAGGTCTTCTACTGTTTTTTCCTTTTCTTTTGTTGAGAACTTAACCTTTTTGGATAGTTCATACTCATCTATAGCTTCTCTTAATTTTCTTAAACCATCTGATTTGTTGAAAAAGTTTAAAGAGTTTAAGTAAAAACCTAAATCTAGCTGTCTCCAGAAATTAATATCAGGATATTGAAAGTATAATAGCTTTGCGGCTTTAGTTTCTCTCGACCACTCTATATGGCAGAAATCGTTTGGGTTTTTAATTAACTGCCAAATTAAAACTTGATATTTATTACGTATGAACGGAGGTTTACCTGTTTTAGATGATACGATTTTTCTGCCAACGCTAAATTGTTTTTCATCACTCATTCAAGTCATGTTGTATCATTTTTTTGACTAAATCGCAAAAAGAATTTTTAGGTTTCCATCCAAGTTCTTTCATTATTGGTTTCGAATCACCGAGCAGAAGATCGACCTCTGCTGGTCTAAAGAAGTCTTTATTTATTTTTAATAAAGTCACTTGCTCGCCTTTCGAATTTAAAAGAAATTTTTCTTCTAAACCGTCTCCGCTCCAGACTCCATGTATCTCCGCATAACTAAAAGCTTTTTCAACAAACTCTCTTATAGAGTGTGTTTCGCCGCTCGAAAGTATATAGTCTTTTATGTTGTTTGGGTCTTGATTCAGCATAAGCCACACCCCTTCCATAAAGTCTTCACTGTCGCTCCAATCTCTTTTAGCGTCTAAGTTGCCTAATTCAAGTGGGGTGATTCTGCTTTGCCTACCAGATTCAAGATAAAATTGTATTTCTTTTTTAATTCTAGCTACATTTTTTGTTATCTTTCTGGTGACAAATTCTTCGCCGCGTTTAGTGCCTTCATGGTTGAAAAGTATCCCGTGAACCGCGTACATTCCGTATGATTCTCTGTAAACTTTTACTAGGTGTCTTGCGGCAGCTTTAGATGCCCCGTAAGGGCTTCTGGGTTTAATTGGATGCGTAATGTCTTGCGGCGAATAATCAACATCCCCCCATTCCTCGCTGCTCCCAGCGCTGTAAAACCTGCAATCTTTTTTAAATTTTTTAATTGACTCAAGACATCTTAAAACACCAACAGCGTTAGTATCCATTACTTGTAACGGCATGTCCCAGCTACAGCCCACAAAAGAATTAGCTGCAAAATTAATAAAATAATCTGGTTGTATTTTTTTAACTAGATTGTCAATACTAATTTCATCGGTTAAATCGCCGTATACAAATTCAAAATTAGGATGATTTTCAAATTTTTTAGTATTAATGAAATTAGGGTTAGCGCTTCTACGCATCATCCCGTAGACCTTGCAATTTAAATCACTTTTGAGCAGAAGGTATTCCGCCATGTTCGAGCCGTCTTGACCAAGTATACCTGTGATTATAATTTTTTTCATATTTTATTTAATTTAGTAAAAACTTGAGCGATTGCATCATCCATATCTAAATATTTATAAGTTGCCAGCCTACCAACAAAAATAACATTGTTTAGTCTATCTGCAATTTTTTTATATTTTTTATATTTTTCTGGGTTACCTCCGAAGGGTTTAGGGTAGAATGGTAAATTATTTTTATCGTGCTCGCATGGGTATTCCCTAGAGATTACAGTTTGATTAAGTTTCTGCTTGTGCCAATGAGAATGGTCAACACTTCTTGTCCAAGGGTTCCAGTTGTTGCATTCATTCAGTTGAAATAAGTCTGGTCTTGGTTTAGCTGTTTCGAATTGTATTTTTAAAGACCTGTATTCTAGCCACCCATAACAATAATCAAAAAACTCATCTATTTTACCAGTATAAATTAAAATATCATATTTTTTGTTTTGGTAGTCTTTAGGCTTGCAATTTAAATTAACCTTAATTGAGTTGAGCATGTTTTTAAACATACTAGTGTATCCGTTCTCAGGTATACCTTGATAGGTATCTAGGTGGAAACATTCACTTGGGTCTTCTCTTTTATTGGGGAGTCTGCCGCTTATAGACTTTGGGAGCTCTTCCCAAGGTATTCCCCACATTTTTTCACTATAATCTTTAAATATTAAATCTTGTATTTCTTCTGGAGTTTTGTATCCTATTATTTTTTCAGTTTCAGGAGAGTAGGGTATCGGAATTATCCCTTCTTTAGTGTTGGCTTTCGCCTTTAAGCAAACATCATTAAATTTAGAGTATCTGTTTAAAAAGCTCCAAACATTTTCATTGTTTGTGTGGAATCCGTGCGGTCCGTATTTATGTACTCTTACGCCTTCTACTTCGTGATCGTAGCAGTTCCCGCCAATGTGACTTCTAGTGTCAAATATCTCTACTTCATAGCCTTTTTCTTTTAAAAGGATAGCGGATACTATACCGCTTATACCACAACCAACTACAATGGCCTTCATTTGTTTTTAGAGACCCAATCTTCTAGTTTAACGACGGGCTTGTAGCCTAAACGACTAGAAATCTTATGAATATCGGCTAAAGTTTCTTGAGCTT